ACTGACTTTGTTTCTTCTACAACTGGCTCAATAGCTGGTGTAGTTTCTCCTATTGGTTCAAATTCCTCTTCTTTAATTTCTTTAATAGTTGGTGTTTCAACTTTTACTTCTTTCGTCCCGGTCTCTTTTTGCTTCGTTTCTTCTTTGGTAGTAGATGACATTTCTGTTCCGGATGTTCCTGCATCCACCTTTTGTACATTTTCGGCTTGTTTTTTTTCATTCACCAACACTGGTTTTGACTCTGAAATGGCATCTGTTTTCTTTTTAGATAAATCAACCTTTATAGGTTCATCTTTTTTGTTTAGCTTTTTCATTGAAGGTTTCTTTTTTATTTTAAAAGTACCCTCTTCTTTTACGTTTTCTTCTGTTTTCATTATATGATATTATATGATTAAATAAAACTTATCTTGGAGTAAATTGCTCTAATCCAAAACCACCTAAATTATCAAATCCTTTAGATTCAAAATCAGTAGGTAGTAAATCATTTTGTCTTTGATTTATAAGTTCACTTTGTTGTGTTGCTTGAATTTTGGTTCTTTGATCTTTTCTATCTTCTTTTTGAGTCTCATCTGCACGTTTATTTTCAGATTGAGCTTTTGTAAGTTGCATATTAAATTGAAATTCTAATTCCATCAACTGTTTCTTTATTTGAGCTTCTTGTTGCATTTTTTGTATAGCAAATTGAGATTTACCTTGCTCTATTTGTAAAGTATTCTCAGTCATAACTTGTTGTTTTTGAGCTTCTGCTAAAACAGCTCTTTCTGCAGCTTCTGCATTTGCTTGTGCTTGGGCTTGAATATTAGCTTGTTGAGCGGCTTGTTCTGCTTTAGCTTTTAATTTACGCCTTTTCTTAAGCATTTCATTTGCTAATTTCAGATTGTTGATATTTCTTATATCTATAGCATCTTCTAAATCAATTCCTCCATGTTGTAATGCTACTTGAATATTTTGTTCCAACATAGCTTTTTCTTCATCATCTGGTTCTAATTCTAAAAATATACCAAAATCATGAAGACTAGCTGTAGCTACTTCGTCTAGTGTTGCTACATTATGTACAGATATACTATCTTCTAAAGCCATTCTAGTAAGTGGGAACATTAAGGCATCCCCAACTCTTAAAGTAATATTTTCACATGTTTTTAATGTTAAATATAATCCTGCTTGTAATATATGTCTAGTAGCTGTGTTTGAATTTGCAGCTGCTAGTTTTTGTAATCCTACTAATGCATTTTTATCTGGAGTACTAGCATCTCTAGCTTCATTAAGACCGGTGACATCTCTTATCATTTGTAAGTAATATTGATAAGTTTGTATTAATGATTGAATTTTAGCTCCACCACTAGATGATTGTAATTCTTGAATAGGTACTTTACCACGATTCATTTCGCCATCTTGAGTTAATGATCTACCTACTATACTACCTGTTTGGAAATACATGTTTAAAGCTTCGCTAGGATTATAATTAGTACCATTACCTAGATCAACTTCTGCTAATCCATCCATATCTAAATAAACACCATCAGGAACAACTCTAGATAATACTTGTTGAAGTTTCAAGTGTGCTAATTGTATCATATCAGCAAATCCAGTTATCCTACTAACTAAAGATTCTATTCTACCCCTATAAATTCGAGGAGCAGTAATATTATAATTCATATTAACTTTAGAAGTATTAGCTAAAGGACGAGTCATATTTTGAGCTAGTTTCCATTCTAACATTTTTTCATGACCTAATATTTTAGCCCCTGTGTATAATACTTCAATAGATCTAGATACTCTTTTAAATGTATCTGATTCTGGCGGATTAAATGTATCTTGTTTTTCTAATGCTTTTTCTAATCCTGATGCTGTTTCTTTAATTTTAAAAACTTGATTAGTATAAGTTTTATATTCAAAAAATAAAACTTGAACACTTTGAGTATCTCTTCTACCATTCCAATTTCTAGTATAACCACTATTTCCAGGATATTTTTGAATCTCCTTCATGTCTTCTGGAGATAAATCTGGAAAATGCTTTTTTAATTCAGGTAAACTAATACTTTTAACTTCGCCCACATAATACAAATCATCAAAGTTAGGATCTTCTGTATAAGACCAAACTAAATTTACTGGATCTACGTAGTCTACACTTATACCTCCAGCTTTACTAAAACTAGTTTTTACAGCTGCAATTCCAAGAATAGTTAAATCTTGATTTAATCTTTTTCTAGTTAAATGATATTTATTTTTATCTAGTATTTGATTTATTAATTCTTCTTCAGCAAGTTCAATAGATTGTTTATAATTTAATTGCATATGAGTTGCTAATTCATCTATATTACTTGGCATATCATCACCAGTGACTGATTGTGACATATCTTTTCCCCAAGTTTGTTTAATTGCTTCGTTAAATCTTTTTAGTTGAAGATCTCTAATTATACGTTCAGCATATCTAGTTCTTTTTTGAGTAGATTCAGGATCTTGAGCATAAGCTTTCACTTCATAACTTCTTTGAGAAATACCATTAACAACTATATCTACAAATTTAGGTATAATTGGAACTGGTTTCCAATCTAAATTAAGATATGATAAATCTCCATTTATAGATAATTCATCTTTATACTTTTGAATGCTTTGTTCTCCTCTAGCATATAATCTTAAATTATGAAAATTATTGTAATTAGCAGCAAATCTATATCCACCACCATTATAATTTCTAAACCATTCTCCTTCAATAGCTCTACCTACTGCTAATCCATATTCCCATGTAGCTTTCTCAGCATCAGGTACTACCTGGTCAGGGAATGAACTGTTCATATTTGTATTAATCTGCATCTATTCTATTATTTTTGAAGTATATCCTTTATTGTCATATTTTTTAAAACTTAATGATATAGAATCTATATTTTTATTTGCTGATGGTCTATATCTATTCTTATTGCAAGCCATTATAGCTAAACCTGAACTTATAGACGCATCATGCTTAGTTCTTTTATTAATATCAAACCTCGCCCAATCTTCTAGTGTGTCTTGAAAATACATGTCTCCACCTGAATTGTTTAGTAAACCTACATAACTTTCTATATAAGATTCTATAGCCGCAGCGTGTGCTTGTTTTATATCTTCGCTTGAGTTAGGTATTCCACCAATCTCTCTTTCTGTAACAGATAATTTATTCCATAATCTATCTGGTCTATTCATTGAAAATCCTCTATAACCTCTTCTTTTAAAATAATAAAGCAATCTTGGTTTATTATTTTCACAAAGCAATGGCATACCATAAAAGAAGCAAGCCATTAAAACATCTTCAAAAAATATTTCTGCTGTTGGAGGTCTTGAAATATATTCTAAAAAGAAATGGTTAGGAGGAGCGTCTTCCATACTAAATTTAGTTAATCCATGTAATGCTCCATTAGATCCTTTTCCATCAACGGTGCCTGATATATCATAACTATCACATCCAAATGCACCCATGTGCTCATTCCTAGGATACTTGGTTCCATTCTTTATAATCACTTGATTTTGAAGGTTTTTAGGTGGAACCCATGAAACCTTAAATCTACCACCCTTATTTGGCATAAATATTACTGAAGTATCTTTAACACCATTCTGCCATTGGAAGTTACCAGTGGTTATATTAGCGGCATTATTAACCCCGTCATTGTAATCTATTTGCTCATATATTTTTACTAAATTAAATAGAGATTCTTTAGATTCATCTCTAAAAGCATGAGCTTCTGTTCTAGGAAATTGTCTGTAGAATTCATTTAAACCATCTTGATCTTGTTTTAAACCATCTACTTCATTATTCCAATATTCTATTACTCCAATTTTTATTGGTAAACCATCTATACCTATTATAGGTTTTTTAGGTGTATCAAATATTGGTGATCCATATAAATCTATATAACCTTCATAATTCCACTCCATAGGAATAAATAAAGAATATAAACCTGATTTAGTTTGACCATTTCTATTTCTAGAGTTTACATCAGAACTATTGTAAATGTCTTTAAAGTTTTGCCCTCCTTTATCAAGCGCATTTGATGTTGATCCCATCATACACTTACCAATAATTCTTCTACCTAATCTTAAACAAGTTTTTGTTACCTTCCAATTATTTTTAATATTATCAGGTCTCTCCCATTTGCCACTTTCATCATGAGCTAATAATCTTAGTTTTTCACCATCGTAGCTATTATCTCCAGTATTTTTCCAATCTATTGTAGTATCTAATCCATCAAGTTCCTCTAGTTTCTCTCCAGAATCTAATTTTCTTCTAGTTAATTTAGAAGCTGGGATTCTATATGCCAGTTCGGTTTTAGGACGATCCATACCATCTTGGATGGGTTTGAAAAAGAATGGATAGTTAACCGA